CAAGACATGGAGCAAGAGCAAGCTAAGATTCAGATGCAAACTCAAGGCAATATCCAATCTTCTCAAGCATCTGCTCAAGCGGCATTACAGAAGGTTCAAGCAGAAGCTCAAGCTAAAACTCAAATTGCTCAATCACAAATGCAGTTTGATATTCAACGCATGCAAGCCGAGGCTCAAATCAAAGAGCAACTTATGAGTGTGGAGTTTAACTACAATATGCAACTAAAAGGCATGGAGGTAGAACAGATTAAGAATATTGACATGGACAAAGAAAAGGCCAAGGACAATAGAACAAAATTACAAGCTACACAGCAATCAAAGTTGATTGAGCAACGTCAAAAAGACCTACCTGCTATGAACTTTGAGTCTGATGAAGATTCGTTGGATGGGTTCGATTTAGAGCAGTTCAATCCAAGATAAATTTATTTATTACTTTTGTGCAAATTAAATTAAATAATAATGGAAAATTTTCAAGTAAAACTGGTAGACTTTGAAGAGAAGTCTGTCCAAGAAGTAGAAGAAACTCTACTTAAAGTACACGAAGAAAAAACAGGCATTCCTCAAATTGAGGAGCAAGAAACTTTAAAAGTAGAAATCCCTGCTGAACCCGACACAGCAGGAGGTTTTAATGGAGATGAGCAATCAAATCCACCATCGCCATCATTTGATGACGAAGACGTTCTTTCATATATTAGAAGCAAGTATAATAAAGAAGTCAATTCTATTGACGACTTATTTAAACCAGCTGAAGCACAACAGGAATTATTACCTGAAGATGTATCAGCTTTTTTAAAGTTCAAGAAAGAAACAGGTCGTGGGCTAGAAGACTTCTATCGTATTAACAAAGATTTCTCAACTGAGAATCCGGAGCGTTTATTAGCTACGTATTTAAAGGAGATTAACCCTGAGTTGGACGACGAGGATATCCAGTATGAAATGGCTGATAAATTTGGCTATGATGAAGATTTGGATGACGAGCGTGATATCAAGAAGAAAAAACTTGCATTTAAAAAAGAGCTAACTAAGGCATCGAAGTATTTTGATGAACAGAAGGAGAAGTATAGAACGCCACTCGAGTCGATTGGCACATCGTCTATCTCTCAAGAAGATCAGCAAGCTTTGGAGTCTTATAAGCAATATGTGAACCAGGCTACTGCTCAACAGCAGGACCAGGTTAAGAAATCTGAATACTTTGTTCAGAAGACTAATGAATTGTTCAGCAATGAATTTGAAGGTTTCAAGTTCGGAATTGGTGATAAAGATTTGTCTTGGAAACCTAGTAATACAGAAGACTTAAAAAACAAGCAGATGGACATATCTAAATTCTTCGGCAACTTTGTTGATGATAACGGATATATTAAAGATGCTAAGTCGTATCATAAGACAATGGCGGTTGCAATGAACCCTGACTCTTTTGCAAAGTTCTTTTACGAACAAGGCAAATCTGATGCAATAGATGATTCTGCAAGGCAGAGCAAGAATATTGACATGGGTAGCGTTCGTACAACAGGACAGCCAATTGACAAAGGAGGATTTAAAGTAACATCATTGGATAGTGATCACGGCAATAGATTAAAAATTAGAAAACTTTAAAAACAAAAACAAATTAAAAAATGGCTGGATCAGTTCAAAGTACCCCAGGCTTTGCTTTACAACCGTCAGCGGTAAAAGCTACATTGCCTACAAACTACATTACTAACTTCGACTTCATGAATCAGTATCTTCCAGATACTTACGAGAAGGAATTCGAGCGTTATGGTAATCGCTCTATTGCATCTTTCTTACGTTTAGTAGGAGCTGAGATGCCGTCTAACTCTGACTTAATCAAATGGGCAGAGCAAGGACGTTTACACACTAAGTACACTAACGTGACTACTGATGGCGTTGTTGGAGACAACACTGCTACTTGGACTGTTAATGATGCTAACGTGACAGTTAACTTCCGTGTTAACCAAACTGTATTCTTATCAGCTAACGCTGGGGCTGCTTCTGATCGTGCGGTTATTACTGCAGTTGATGCTGCTAACAACACTTTCGATGTAGCTTACTACTCAGCTGATGGTCAAGCTATCGCTGCTGCTGCTGCTTCTACTGCTTTCGTTTACGGTTCTGAATTCACTAAGGGTTCTACTGGTATGATTGGTTCTTTGGAATCTGAAGATGTATTCTTCGAGAACAAGCCTATCATCATCAAGGACAAGTACACTGTATCTGGTTCTGACATGGCTCAAATCGGATGGGTTGAAGTAACTTCTGAGAATGGTGCTACTGGATACTTATGGTACATCAAATCTGAGCACGAGACTCGTTTACGTTTCGAAGATTACTTAGAGATGTCAATGGTTGAGGGTGTTCCTGCAGAAGCTGGTTCAGGTGCTTTGACTTACTTGACAGTTGCTGCTTCTCAAGTACAACCTGGTGCTGCTGGTACTGAAGGTTTATTTGATGCAGTTGCTACTCGTGGTAACGTATGGTCAGGTGGTAACCCATCTACTTTGTCAGACTTCGATTCAATCATTCAACGTCTTGACAAGCAAGGAGCTATCCAAGAGAACGTAATTTTCTTGAACCGTCAATTCTCATTCGATATCGATGATATGTTGGCTTCTCAAAACTCTTACGGTGCTAACGGTACTTCTTACGGTTTGTTCGACAACGATGAGAACATGGCTTTGAACTTAGGTTTCAAAGGCTTCAAGCGTGGTTATGACTTCTACAAGACTGACTGGAAATACTTGAACGATGCAACTCTTCGTGGTGGAATCGTAGGTGGAGCTATCAACGGTATCTTGGTACCTGCAGGTTCTACTACAGTTTACGATCAAATCTTAGGTAAAAACGCTAAACGTCCGTTCTTACACGTTCGTTACCGTGCTTCTGAGACCGAAGATCGTCGTTACAAGACTTGGATCACAGGTTCTGCTGGTGGTGCTCAAACTAGCGACCTAGATGCAATGGAGGTTAACTTCTTATCTGAGCGTGCATTATGTACACTTGGTGCGAACAACTTCTTCTTGTTCGAAGCATAGTAAAATATTGGGGAGGAGAAATCCTCCCCTTATTTATTTTTAAAATTTAAATTATAATCAAATGTCAAAATTAACAATCGAGGACAAGGTCTATGTCCTTAAAAGAAAATCATTCCCAATGTCTTTGATGTTGTCATCAAAAAACACTTCTCGTAAACCATTATTGTGGTTCGATGAAGAGACAGGACAGAATCGCCCATTGCGTTACGCAACAAATCAGAAGTCCCCATTTGAAGATGAGCAAGATGGCCACGCTATCTTAGAACCAATTGTCTTTGAAGACGGGTTACTAACTGTACCAAAAAATAATCAAGTATTACAAAAGTTCTTAGCACTTCACCCAGAAAATGGCGTGATTTACGAAGAGGTAGATACTAAGAGAGATGCATCTGCACAGATTGACTGGATGAACATCCAATTAGATTCACAGATTGCAGCTCGTAACTTAGACTTAGCTACTAAAGAAGCTATCGGCCGTATCCTATTAGGTGCTCGTGTTGATAAATTATCTAGCGAAGAATTGAACCGTGATATCTTAATGTATGCTCGTAACAATCCAAAAGAATTCTTAGACATGTTAGATGATCCGGAGTTGCGTTTACGTAACATCGCATCTAAATCTTTTCAAGAAGGCTTATTTGTATTAAAGAACAATAAGAGAGATATCTACTTTAATTTAAATGAGAATAAGAAAAAGCTAATGGGTATCCCATTTGGTGAGGATCACGTTAAATTACTGATGGCTTATTTACAAAGTGATGATGGTCTCGAATTGTATAAAATGATCGAGAAGAAATTCAAGTAACACTAAGGGAGGACAAAAGTCCTCCTTTTTTTATATCTTTGTCATCATGATAAATTCTATCCGAAACACCGTGATGTCCATTCTTAACAAGGATAATAATGGATATATAACTCCTGAGGAATTCAACTCGTTTGCAAAGCAAGCTCAGTTGGAAATCTTCAATCAATACTTCGTGGACTTTAAGAACTCTAAACTAGAGGATTTTAAAGGAATGGAATCATCTGGTTACTCTGACATAACTAAACAGATGGACCAAACCATTGACTATTTTTCTAAAAATGTGCCATTGACTTACGACTCAGGAACGCAAACATTTGCTATGCCTAGTGGATGGTTCTTGCTTAATGCATTGTATTATAACCAAAAAGAGATTGAGCACGTAGACCAAAGAAATGTTTATAAATTGCTACAATCTAACTTAACGGCACCTAACGAATTGTACCCTGCATATGTTATGCAAGGGGACAGTATGACCGTTTATCCATTAAGTATTATTAGTGGTGTTGAGACATATTATGTTCGATATCCATATGATCCAAAATGGACATATACATTAGTTAACGGTAGCCCATTGTTTAATCAGTCGGCTAATGACTATCAAGATTTTGAATTAACAGATTCAGATTTTCCTAAACTTGTTATTAAGATTTGCGAATACGCTGGTACAAGTATCAGAGAACAGGAAGTTGTTGCAAACTCTAAACAGCAAGAAGTTTACATGGATCAAATGGCACAATAATGAATCAAGAACAATATTACACCAATGACGGGGTTACACCTACGGATGCAAATTGGGGAACATATCAGAATGTAACATTAAAGGAGGTTGTTAATAACTTCCAATTAATGTATATGGATGATGGCGATTTATTGAATAATATCAGCCGTTACAAGATTTTATTTCATGCAAAGCGTGCAATTCAAGAATTGCAATACGACGGCAATCGTCAAGTAAATGTTTTGCAACTAGAGGTAGGTGACAATTTAAAATTTGTCTTGCCTCCAGACTATGTTAACTGGGTTCGTATCTCACTATTTTGCGGAGGCGTACTTTACCCTATGCATGAGAATTTGCAAGCTAACTCTGCTACAGAATTCTTGCAAGACCAATACTATAACATTCTTTTTGATGAGGATGGAAATGCTCTAATTGGTACATCTAAGTTAGACGAGTCTCGTCTTATTGGCTTGAACCAATGCTACTGTGAGCAGAACGATCAGTGGGGATGGTACTTGGATGGCTTGTGGTATTTTAATTACCCAGGTGGTCAGTATTATGGCTTAAACACAGAGGCTGCTACAGCTAATCCTACTTTTACAATTAATAAAGTAGAAGGTGTAATTAACTTTAGCACAGGCGTTCATCGTCAGTCAGTTGTAGTTGAATATATCTCTGACGGCTTATATGGCTTAACAGATGAGGAAATTCCTGTGCCAAAATTGGCAGAAGAGTTTATTTATTCTTATATTAAATGGGCAATTTTAAATACAAAGGCAAATCAGCCTGAGTACGTTATTAATAGAGCACGTAAAGAAAAGGTTTCTAATTGGAGAAACGCTAAAATCAGATTAAGTAATTTACATCCTGGCCGATTGTTAATGAATATGAGAGGTCAATCTAAGTGGATAAAATAAATGGCTGAGTTACAAAGGAACTTCCTACAGGGTATAATGAACAAGGATTTAGATCCTCACTTTTTACCCGATGGACAATATCGTGATGCATTAAATATTATCGTTGGAGACTCTGATGGGCAATACGTTGCTATCGAAGGATCTAACAATGGTGCTGCACAAAACTATCTAGGAAATACCTTAATGAACTCGGCATTAGGTTTGACTAATGCAAAATGCATTGGGTCATTAGCCTATGACGCTTCCAACCTTATTTATTGGTTAGTTGCTGCAGATAATGCAGATGCTATTTATGAATACAATGAGGCATTAGATTTAACTACAATTGTATTAAAAGCCACAAAAGCTACACCTACTACACCGTCATTGTTGAATTTCAATAAGACGTTTTACGTAACAGGTATTAATTATATCAATGGTTTATTATTCTGGACGGATAACTATAATCCTCCAAGAAGAATTAATATTGAGCGTGCAAAAAACTATGGTGTTGATAATTTTACTGAAGATGACATCA